GATAAGGGAGTTGGAACTAAGACAAAAGAAGGTTGATTTCCTTAATCACATCCTCCGCTCTGTGGAGGAGTACGAGGACGAGGAGTTTAAGGAGGTCAAACCCGAGATATTCGAACTCATGAGTCAGTTTGTCCAAAAAACCGCTACCCAGATAGAAGATACAGGAACTGTAGATGTAAACCAGGAAGATCCTTTATCTAAGGAAGATATCCAGGTAGTTAAATCTTTCGTGGAAAAACTTAGAAAGAAGGAGCAAGGTAAACCTCAAACCAAAAAACCCAACACCGAAAAACCACAAGGTAAATCATCCGACAAGAAGCGGATGCAGGAGGAGATGGATAGTGTGGGAACCAACGAGAAGATGGATTTTGCGATGACCCACAGACATCTGAACGGCAAAAGAGCACAGGCAACCAACCCGGAAACCGACACCCCCGTGCGAGGGGAGTTGTGTGGGGCCGATGCCCCATACCTGGTACTAAAAACGGATGAAGGTCCAAGAATTTACGTTAAACCTGAAAACCTAAAACTTCTAGGAGGCAACTAGATGGGAAGCAAGAAGAAACAACCACCTAAAGGGAGAGCGGCTCAACAAGGCTCTTTCCAAGAAACCGTGGCGGGGCTGACCTTGAATAAGTTCAAGCCTTACATCGATCAACAGATCAACAACGCTCTCACCACTTTGGCTCAACAGCAACTCAGCATCGCCGATCGGCTGTCAGCCATCGAGGAAACCCTTATCGAGTTGATCCCCGAGGTTACCTCTAAAACTTTGACGGAGAAGGTGGCAACCGTAGAGGATCTCCGTATGGGGGTTGAAAAAGTAGAAAACGGTAGTTGTGAGGAAGGGGATTTCGTAAGAGCCGAGATCCAAACCAAGACCAAGGAAGACTCGGAGTTCCAAGGTGGCAGCCACCTACTAATCCGGGCCGTTGGTTCGGGTAGAACTATCGGCAAGGAGTTGGAGACCGGCATCCTAGGGATGTCCCCCGGGGAAACTAAGGAGATAGAGTTCGGCAAGGATCAGGGCATGGTTGCCAAAGTTACCTTAGATAGGATCTCCAGGAGACCAAAAACGGAGGAGACAAATGAGTAAGATACACATGCGGAAGAACCTGGTAGCGGTATCGAAACTAGGAAAACCTAGTAAGAAATCTTCCTTGGATGAGTTGGTGGTAACCCCCGAAACGGCTGAGGCTCAGGGGGTAGTTAGGTATAAAGGCCCCGAGGTCGAGGATCTGCTGGTAGGACAAAAAGTTTTCTTCGGCAACAAACGTCACGAGTTGAGGTTAAACGGGGAAGATGTTCTCGTGATGGAAGAAAGCAACATCTACGCCATCGTCGAGGAGTCCGGTAGTGAAAACCCCCAAGATCCCGCAGCCAAATAAAAGCATCAGCGAGATATCCAACAAAACTACCGTAGAGAACAAACTTTCCTACGCAAGTTTGACGCTCGGTTACGACTTCGAGTATGGCATAGATCTTAAACATCGGGTTATCAAGTTGACCGGGGAGGTTGATGAGGCCATGTGGGACGTCCTGGACTCAGGGCTGAACCACCTGGAGGCCCAGTCCAAGGAGAAGGTAACTATAAAAATTTGCTCCTACGGGGGAAGTACCTACTGCGCCTTGGCTATCGTGGGAAGGATAAAGGCTTCCCGAGCCTACATAGTCACCGAAGGCTACGGGCAGGTTATGTCGGCTGCTACCCTGATCCTGGCTGCGGGTAGGGTTAGAAAGATGTCACACTACGGTTTCTTCATGTGGCACTCGGCTTCCTACCCGCTGGATGGCAACCACCACCAGAATAAATCGGTTGTGGAGCAGGTCGAGAAGGAGGAAAAACTATGGGCCAGGTGGATGGCCGAGATGAGTTCCCGTACGGCAGATTTCTGGTTCAAGAACGGGGTTACCAAGGACGCCTACTTCACCTCGGAGGAACTCCTCAAGTTGGGTGTGGTGGACGAGATTTTCTAAAGTTTTCAGGAAGGGATTGAGATGGCAGATCTGATCAAAAAATTTAACGAACACGTGAAGGCCCAGCGGTTTACCAAGGCTTACAAACCCGACACCTTCAAGATCAAACCTTCCATGATAGGTACCCGGTGTCTTCGAAAGGCGTTCTACGCCTGTACCGAGGTCCCCGAGGACTACCCCATGCCCCTGAACGTACAACGTATATGCAAGATGGGAGACGCTGTAGGGGATATGTTAACGGCGGAGTTTCGTAAGATGGGTGTTTTGGTAGATTACTACAACAAGGACGGATCCGTTCCCCAGATGTTCGGCAGGGAGAACCGGGAGTTCCCGATCCACGACCCGGACATCTACATAAAAAGGGGCTACATAGACGGGGTGTTCGTCCTGGACGGTAAGTTGTGGTTGGGGGAGTTCAAATCCATAAACTCCAACGGGTACAAGTACCTAAACGGACCTAAGATGGAACACTACTGCCAGGGGTTGTTGTACCTGTACGTGTTCAACAAGTTGATGGAGAAGAACGAGTTCGAGCACATCAGGGAACTGGCCCCCTTCAAGAAAGCGGAGGGCATCATTTTCTTGTACGTGAACAAGGATACCTCCACCATGAAGCAGTTCTCAGTTACCAAAGACGACGCCTTTTTTACTCAAATCGTCAATAAAATCATAACGTTAAAACATTACAAAGACACAAACACGCTTCCTCCCTGGACCGAGGACTGGTGTAACTCCTGCAACTGGCGGGATAAGTGCGCAGGAAATAAGATCCGGTAGAACCTACCCGAGTTGTCAAAAAACGTATCCCGGGGGTATAATTTACCCATGAAGGATACGGAACTTATGATCTTAAAAAATAGACAGAGGGTAGCGGATCAGTTAGAACTGGCCCTGTCCGGCAGTCCCGTGCAACTTACCTTGGTTAGGAAATTGAAGACGGAGTTGTACGTTCTCAACTATTTTCTATACGATCTGAGATCCGAACAAAAGATAAGAAAAACCAGGTAAGGAGTTTTTATGCGTATCCTGCTTTGTGCGGTTCTAGGGGCTTTACTAACCACGGTCGGGGTTGTTTTGTGGAACTCCCCCTTGAGATCAAAGTTACCCCTATCCCCCAGGTTATCCGAGATAGTCGAACAACTACCCTCCGCCCTGGAAAAATTAGATCTACCCACCCCAGACCTTTCTTTGAAGGACAAAAAATCCGAACCTAAACCTAGAAAAGTTAAGAAAATCATAACGTTAGAAGATAAAAACATGGTTGTTTTTCGTGGACCGGTAACGGATAACTCGGTTTCCAGGTTGATGCTGAAGATCCAACGAAGGAGTAACAGTCTTTCAGCCTCCACACCTATATTTTTGGTCATAGACTCCCCGGGAGGTTCCGTCTTCGCCGGGTTGAACTTCATAGATTTCCTGGAAGCACTACCTCAGAAGATCCATACGGTTACGTTGTTCGCCGCCAGTATGGCTTTTCAGATAGTCCAGAACCAGAATACCCGGTACGTACTAAGGCAGGGCACCTTGATGTCCCACCGGGCCAGGCTATCCAAACTAAGCGGTCAGATGGATGGGGAACTGGAATCCAGGTACAAGATGATCAAACGTAAGATCGATTACCTAGACGTGGTTGCCGCTGACCGGATGGGGATGGCTCTGGACGAGTACAAGCGAATGATCAAGGACGAGTACTGGGTCCACGGTTTCGACGCCGTGGGGGATCAGGCCGCGGACGAGATGGTCCTACTTAGGTGTGGTAAGTCCCTTTCCGGGGTGGAGCGGGTAACCTACCGAACCATGTTCGGCCCGGTGGTGGCTACCTTCTCTAAATGCCCTTTGATCAGAACCCCGCTCTCTACCCGGGTCCGGAAGGTACAGAAGGAACACAGGGCTTACGTTAGAAGAACCTTCAACCTTCTTTTCAACGACCGCACCCGGTTCGTTCAGGAATACATCCTAGGGGACAGGTTCGGGAAGGTGTTCGGTAGGTAATGTCTAAACCCCCTAAGTTGGAGTTGATCAAAAAACCGCCCGAGTTGAAGGGCTCCTCCACGTTCTGGGATGTGTGCCCCAGGTTGTTGGAGTTCCTCCCCACCACCCCGTGTGAGGAAGGGAAACCCGCCACGGACGAGGAGGGTAGGGTGCTCGAGGAACCCAGGTGCCCCTGGTGGATCAACCACGAGGGGTCGAACTACTGTTTCTGGAGGTTTGTACAAGACAGATCAACCCCTGAAGGTGTTATGGAGGAGTTGACCCTGGCTGAGATAGCACAACTTTTCGGTTGGAGTTCTTCCCGTATGACCACCTACTACAAAGAAGCCCAGGAGGAGTTGAAAGGGGCCTTGGAAGAAATAGGTTGGACATCTCTGTCTGATCTAAATCAGGTATAATTTGAACATGGAAAAAGATAATTTTAAAATCGTTTTACCTGCAGAGATGGAAAAGTCCAAGGACGGGGAGTGGAGGGTCCGTGGCTTGGCCTCCAACCACGCCACAGACAAACAAGGTGAGCGCATCATCCAGAAAGGTATGGACCTAACTCCCATAGACTCACGTAGAGGAATCATAAATTGGGACCATGGCAAAGGGCCTGAGAATACGTTGGGACTCCTGGACGGGTATAAAAGACAGGACGACGGACTCTACGTAGAAGGTAGGTTATTTAAGAACCACTCCAAAGCAAAAGCGGTTAAGGAGATCATGGAATCCCTGGGGGAAGGGGATAAAGGTAGGATAGGGATGTCGGTAGAGGGTAAGATCCTGGAAAGGGATCCCACCGACCCAAAAACCATACGTAAGTGTCAGATAAACGCCGTAGCCCTCACTATGAACCCTGTAAATACAAATACTTATGCCGATCTGGTAAAATCTATGAACCAGGCAGATGTAGAGTTCAACTCCACCGAGTCCGAGGAAGGTCACGATTTTCAAGGGGAGCCTACGTTCTCCGCCTCTCAGGTCATGTCCATCCTTCAAAAAGCGTTGTCGGTGGGTTCCGGCTACACCCAGGCCCCCGACTCCAGGAGCGGAGGGGATGCCCTAGCCCAGGAAGATATGGATGCCAAACCGAAAAGTTCCGAGCATTCAGACGGGGATGAGGACGGCAAAAAACCTAAAAAGAAGAAGCGGAAGATGAAACCCATGACCAAGACCATGTACAAATCTTCCCTTATAAGGGTTTTGGACAACCTTCAGACCCTTTACCCGGATTGTTCTAGATCCCAGATATGGGAAGCCGTAAAAGAAAGATTAAATACCCGTTTTCCCACCAACTTGGGTAAAATGGAAGATGAGGTATAATTAAAAAATATAGGAGATCAGTATGTTATCAGACAAAGCAAAGAGAATCCTCGAGATCGCAGCCGGGGACAAAGAGATCGGACAAGAAATCGCTAACCAAGCCGGTCGGCAAGCCGACGCTGTAGCGGATATCGTTGACACCTCATCTGCTACCACCGAGGAGGTAGGGGACAAGGTGAACGCTCTGCTCCAAGCCCTCAGGGATGCTGATCTTCTGGATTCATAAGGAAAGGTAACTAGGAGACCGTTATGAACGAAGAACAAAACGACCTAAATAAGTCAATCGACACCCTTCTAGACGAGTACTTCCTGGATGAAGACGTCGAGAAGTCCATCGATATCGCACACGACTCAGAAACAACCGCAGATGAAGCCACGGCAAAGGCTCCACGTCCCCAGCAGGATGAGGATCGAAACGCCGGTCGTTCCAAGCAGATCTCCGACATCCCCAGAAACGACAAAGAAGGACGAAGGGCTTCCGACTACGACTCAGCCATCAGCGAGGAGCAGGACGAGGAAGAGCCGGACGAGGCTAAGGATCAGGTAGCAGCTATCGACCAATCCAGCGAAAAAGGACACATGGCATCTGAGCCAAAGGCCCCGCAGGTACGCCCTTTCAAAAAATCCGAGATCGACGAGCAGGAGTGGGAGGAGTTTCAGGAGTTTAAGAAATCCAAAGCAGAGGCTGAGCAGAAACAGCAGGAGGAGGAGTTGAGGAAAGCCGAGGAGATCAGGAAGGCCGAGCAGGAGGAACTGATCAAGTCAGCCGTAGAACAAGCCGTTGCCCCCCTTAAGGAGGAGAACGAGCAACTCCGTAAGTCTTTCCAGGAGTCACAGGAACTCATCAAAGCCATGGCTAAACAACCCCAGAAACCTAAGTCGATCACCAACATCCAGGCCATCGAGAAGTCAAGTGCCCCGGACGATCAACCGGAAACTTTCAGTAAATCCGAGATGTTGGACGCAGCAGAGGAGTTGGTTAAGGCTAAGGAACTTCCCGACACGGCAGCGATGGAACTAGACATGTACGGTTACGTAGCTAACCCGGAACACCGGGCTAGGATCGAGAAAAAACTTCAGTCTAAGTAGATAGTGTATAATGAAAACGTGGGGGTATTGCATACCCCCTTTAACAAAACCCATCTTACAAATACCAGATAACAAATCAAACTAAACCACAAATACAGGAGTGATGTTATGAACATCGAACAACAAGTTGCCAACGACCCTTCAGTTGTTGGGTTCGGCAGTCACTCCGCAACCAAGGTGGAAGAGCTCCAAAAGGCTTTGGCGATCACCCAGAACTACGGACAAACTGCTCCGGATTCCCTTTCTGGTGGTTCTGCCCTCGCGGTAGAGGACCTAGATCGCACGCTTAAGCTTGTAACTAACGGACTTCAGCACCTCAAGTTGTGGAGAGACATCTTAAAAGAACGTGTAAGTCAAACCGTTCACGAGTACAACGTCCAGAACTCTTACGGTGAAGAGGTTAACCCTTTCTTCTCCATGGGTGGAACCCCGGTTCAAACGGACGCCAACTACGATCGTGAAGTTGTGCAGGTCAAGTACCTCGGTACCTACGGTCAGGTGCAACACAACCTAACGCTTATCCAAGCGGCACACGGTCCCGTAATCGCTCGTGAAGTTAAGAACAAAACTATCGAGCTGCTTTCTCGCAACGAGCGGTTCATGTTCGACGCCGACGAGGACATCAACTCGTTGGAGTACGACGGAATCTTTGCTCAGATCAGCAAGAAGCAGGATCAGGACGCTTACAAATCAACCGCCTTTGCGGGTTACGAAGCGGCTGACTCAGACGACTCAGTTATCCTAGACATCCGAGACAAGTTCGACGACGGTGTTGCGGAGCGCATGGCTCTCGTAAACGTCAACAACTTCGGTATGGCTATGGACTGTTACCTAGGTACAGACATCCATTCCGACTTCTCTCGTGAGTTCTTTGAAAAACAAAGAACCCTAACTGGAGAGGTTTTGACGTCCGGTAACCGAGTTAAGGAGCACATGGGAACAATCGACTACCGGTTCAAACCTTCGCTTTTCAACCGTCCCCGAAGAACTCCCCTCGCTGCTGGTATTTCCTCTAACCCAGCCCCTACGACCGCTAACCAAGCCGCTGCAACTGACGCAGACTCCAAGTTCCTAGCCGCAGATGCCGGAACTTACAGCTACGTGATCAGCCTCGTATACGAGGACGGCGAATCTGCTGCCTCTTCTCAGTTCACCCAGGTGGTTGCTGCAGGCGAGAAGGTTTCGGTTGAGATCTCGTGGGCTTCTGGAAGTCCTTTGTACGCCAACATCTTCCGCGCTCCGGTTGGAACTACTGCCAACCACGAGTTCATCGGTCGTGTTGCGTTGGGTGCTTCCGGTGGTTCGGTTGACATCGATTTCAACGATCAACTTCCTGGAGCGGCACGTGCTTACCTCCTTATGCACGACACGGATGCTCTTTGCTGGAAACAGTTGGGAAGCATGATCAAATACGATCTGGCTGTGACGGATACCTCCTACAAGTGGTTGCAACTCTTGTACGGCACGCCCCTGGTAAACGCAGCACGAAAGCACGTTGTAGCCAACAACCTCCTACGCTCGTAACCAACGACTAGGAGATCTGCCCCTCCTTTCTAACCCCGGTCCTTGACCGGGGTTTTATTTTGCCCCATACTGGTTACAACTTATGTATAAACAGATCTTAGAAAAACACGGATCGGAACGAAAGGCGGCCAGAGCCCTAGGGTTGTCCAGGACCCGCTTTACCTACCTCTTGAAGGAAGAACTCGGTCTTTGTAGGGTCTCCTCGTGCGACAAACCCCCCTTGGAGGGTAGGACCCGGTGCGAGGAGCACATGCGTCAGGCCTCGGGGAACCCGGAGACCCGGAAGAGGTATAACCGACGCTACAAACAGGAGAACCGGGGGAAACTCCGGGAGTATGGTAAAAACTACTACCACAAGAATAGAACCAGGATGAGGGAGTACTACAATAACTACTACAGGTCCGAGGAGCAGAGGGCGAAGGCCCGGTTCAGGGCACATAAACGAAGGATGCGCACAACCGGCTTCGAACCCCTCACCCAGGAACAGTTCTGCTCGTTAATGGATCAGTTCGAGGGAAGATGCTTCGTTTGTGGATCACCCGATAAGTTGGAGGTGGACCACATACAACCCGTGAGCCTCTCCGGGGACAACGGTTTCGGTAACCTAGCCATCCTCTGCAAGTCGTGTAACTCCGCCAAGAGGGATAAACCCCCCGAGGAGTTCTACCCAGGGTCCCGGTTGTTGGGGTTGAGATCCATCAAAGACGGACTAAGGTTGAGAAGAACCTACACCCAACTAGAACTCACGAGAGAACTCAGAGGTATAACAAGGTCCCCCGGCAGACTCGAGGACAGGGGGCATCGGAACAGGATAACCACCCACTTCCAGCCCCACTTCTACGCCCGGGAGAACGAGTTGTGGAGGAGCCCCCGGATCCAGCGAAAACTGGTGGCCAACCGCGTCAGGTACCTGGGGAAGGACCCCACGGAGAAGGAGATACTTAGGGGGTTCAAGGTCTCCGGGATACACAAAGGGTTCTCCCACCACTCCCCCCTGTGGATCAAGTACTTCGTGGAGAAGTATCGACCGGGAACGATCTACGACCCGTGTGGGGGTTGGGGGCACCGGTTCCTCGGCACCCTTGGTACCGGGGTGAGGTACCTGTACAACGACTGCGACGAGCGGTCCCTGGAAGGTATAAGGTCGATGTGTGCGGGTTTGGGGTTAGGGGAGCCCACCCTGTACTGCGAGGATGCGGTTGGGTTCACCCCCGGGGAAACCTACGACTCGGTGTTTACCTGTCCCCCGTACCATAACGTGGAGCGGTACAACTCCCGGATCAGCGGTACCTACGAGGAACTCCCCCTCGAGGAGTGGTTAGATGTTTTCTGGTTAGGGGTACTAAGAAGCGCGGTCCTGGGAAAACCCGGGGTCAGGTACCTGGGGTACGTCGTGAACTCCGGGCTGAAGGATTACCTCGGTAAGGTATGCGAGGGGCAAGGTTTTCGAAAACTGGAGGAGTCGAGGGTCGGCGTTAACTATAGGAGCCACCTTAACCGAACCTCGGACGAGGGGGAGTGGCTGGTGGTGTGGGGGATCGAGTTATGACCCAATTAGCCGCTTTAATTGGGTCATACCTGTAAAACTTACTCCTTAACGGGCTTCACGTTGGACACGAAGGCCCAGGTAGCGATCTTACCGGTTTCCGTCGCGGATCTCTGGGAACCTAGTATCCGGGCATCGTACCCGGCATCCCGGAGTTCCTTCTTGGTGGGTTCCCGGTCGGATAGGAAAACCACGATGGGGTCCACCCCTTTAAACCCTCTGTTTACCTCTTTTATGGTCACCTTAACCTCCTTCGTTTGCCGCCCCACATATAGCCCAGTAGACGTTAGGCTCCTTCTTTATAAAGGTAACCAAACAAGGACTTCTGGGAGCGTACTTGGTTCTACACACATGTACGGCTCGTGTCTTGGATCTGAGATCGGAGCCGTTCCACGCCTCACCCGTTTCGTTCACCATCCGGGTACCCGGACATAACAGACCTGTTAAGGTCAAAACGGTTCCTACCATCTCGTAACTCCTCCCTTAGTATCTTCCGTTCTATCCTGTCCAGGACATCCCTGGACTCCGTATGGATCTCCCTCCTCCAGGTGTACCGGGGACCTTCCCACGGCTCTCCTCCGGAACTTGCCTCCTCCAACACGGCTTGGGTGTTCTGAAGAACCTGTCCCCACCTAAGGTCCGGGTTCTCCTCCACGTACCTACTCAGGATCTCGAGGATACGTTTGTTCGATTCTTGACTCACCTTAACCTCCTTTTGGACACCAGGGGGAGTGCTTCCCTCCCACCGAGGTAGAATCTACCCCGCACTGACACCCGGTTGTGTTTTTGGTTCGGGGAAAGAAGAAATCTTTCAACCTGTCCCCCTCGGGTCGTGTGTCTTTGGCGGGTTTCTCCTCCAACCCGTCCAAACCTATATCAAAATCTTCCTCGGGGGCCTCAACCCCCTCGTGTTCGGCTTTAGGGTATACGTTGAGCGGCTTGAAGTGTGGTAGGCGGCCTACCCATCCGTTTGACATGGTTACCTCCTTCCTCGGTACCGTTCGGGGTTATCCCTAACCTCGTGCCAGGGCGGGGTCTCTGAGTTCGATAACCAAGCCTCCTCTACAGCCATCATATACCTTTCCAGGTGGTCGGTTTGTTCCACGATACGCTCCAGAAGTTGCGAAGTTTCCTGATCCAGATCCTTGCGTTCTTCCAAAAAAACGTCTACCAACATCTTAATGTTTGCTACCCCGTTTAGTTCCATGGAAAACCTCCTTCTAGTTATCATAACCGTCCGAGGATTGAACCTCAAGTCCGAGTAGAAGATCGTACAGATCTGAGAACTGTTGACGGTTGAAGCACCCCACCACGTATTTGCTTAAGGTGGGGTATCTCAAAATTAGATGATATATGTGATACTTGGTCATACCGGACCCCTTTCAGTCGGATGAGTCGATAACCGCTTTGAGCCTGATCAAACGTTTGTTTGAGGTTAC